TGTATCAGCAGTTAAAGTAGATACACTACATGAAATATCTAAAGCAATGCAACCATATTTTGGTTATGTTTATGATTTTATTGAGGATATGAAAAAAGTATTCCCAACACTTAAAGATGATTGGGGTATTTATGTTCCTGAAGTAAAATATCTATCACCTGAACCATTAGTTAATTACGATAATTTATCTTTAACTAAATTTCCAAATGTTCACTTTGTAGGTGATGCTTTAAGTGCCAGAGGTATTACAGTATCTGGATCCCAAGGTACACTTGTTGCCGAGAAAATTTTGGAATGTAATAAAAAAAGTCGTATATTAATGTCAAATAAAAAAGAATTAGTATGAGTATAGAATCAGGTCAAAAATTCCCACAATCAAGAAAATTAACAAAACCAGATGGCACTATTGCCTATACTTGGGATGGAAAATTACATAATTGGGAAGGCCCAGCTTTAATACCAGAAGGTAACGAAAAAAAAGCAGAATATTATCTTTATGGGATGCAAAAAACAAATGAAGAATGGAAAGAAATGAGACGTCAAAGAGAAGGCATTCCATTTTATAAAAACCAATCTATGAAATCTCAATTATCAGATTATAGAAATTAATGAAAAGAAAAGCAGTTATAGTTAGTGGTTATTTTAATCCAATTCATGTTGGTCATTTAGAATTATTTGAAAATGCTTCTAATGAAGGTGACTTTTTAATTGTTATTGTTAATTCTGATTTACAAAGGGAATTAAAAGGTTCTAAAGAGTTTATGTCTGAAGATGAAAGATTAAAAATAGTTCAATCAATTAAAGGTGTTGGTTTAGCTTTACTTTCTATAGATAAAGATTCTACACAAAATGAAACATTAAAACACTTATATAATGAATATGGTGTTATGTGGGATTTAACATTTGCTAATGGTGGGGATCAAACCAATACAAGTATTCCAGAAAGCGTGACTTGTAATAAGTTAGGTATTAAATTAGTAGATGGGTTAGGTGATAAAATTCAATCAAGCAGTTGGTTATTAAATAAATAATATGAAAATAGGTTTATGTGGTACAATGAGTGTAGGTAAAACTACACTAGTAAAAGCGTTAAAAGAATTACCTGAATTTAAAGATTATAAATTTGCTACTGAACGTAGTAAATACTTAAGTGATTTGGGTATCCCATTAAATACAGACTCAACATTAAAAGGTCAAACAGTATTCTTATCAGAACGTTGTGCTGAATTAATGCATGATAAATTAATAACAGATAGAACTATATTTGATGTTATGGCTTTTGCTAAATGTGCTAAATCAATAGATTTAAATGAAAGTGAAGCATTTGAAGATTATGCTGCTAGATTTATTAGAGAATATGATTATATTTTTTACATTTCTCCTGAAGGTATTCCTATTGAAGATAATGGTGTTCGCGAAACAGATGAGCATTATAGAGATTTAATTGATTTTACTATTACACATTTACTTAAAAGACATGGCTTTAGAACTAATCATGTTTCAGAAATTAAGGGTTCAACAGAAGAACGTATTCAACAAATATTAAACATTATAAACTCTTAACATATTTATAATAAAACCTTATTATAATGAAAAAATCTGAGTTAAAAAATTATATTAGAGAAGAGATTATCTCTACATTATCTGAAGATATTGAGGATGATATTAAAGCATTAGACGCATACGATGCTAAATTAGATGATGTAATTAAGAAAAAACAAGAAGCAGGTATTGAAGAGGGTAAAGATCATTGGGCTGATTATACAGATATAGGCCAATCTTATTTAGAAGGATTTGGTAAAAAACACTCTTTAACACAAGACCAATTAGAAAAATTAGGTAAAAAAATAGTAGACCAACTATACAAAGGTGATGTTGCTAAAGCATATGATGCTATTGTTAAAAGAGATTTGAAAGAAGATGATGATAAAGAACCATCTGATGCTGAAATTAAAAAGAACAAAAGTTTAGCTAAGGCCGCTGAAGAATTAGCTGTATTAACTCGTGAAATGAAATCATTAGCTAAAAAATATTCTAAAGCTGAAGGGCAAGAAAAAGAAGATTTACTAAATAAATTAAAATCTAAAACTAAATTAAAAAAAGAATTAGATAAAATTTTAGATAAATAAAAATATTATGTTAGGATGGTTAAAAAGAAATTATCCATTATTTGTTATAATAGGAGCATGTTTAATAGTCTTTAACTTTTTTAGTGAAAAAGAAGATTATGTAAATGAATACAATGCTAAAATAGAAGCATTAGAACAAAAAGTTGATTCGTTGCATAGTATAAACGATGAATTAACTTTTAAGATTGATACATTAAATGTACAAATAGGTAAATTAGATCAAGAACTCGATCTTAAAGATAATAGAATAAACAACTTAAGATATGAAATTAGTACTAAAGTTGATGCTGTTGACAGCTTTAATGATGACGAGCTTGAAAGGTTTTTCACAGAGCGTTACAGACAGTACCTCGATTCAATTACAAAAGCCAGTAGCACGTCTAGTAATTAAAGACCTTATAACTGGAGATGGAGCTAAAGAAGAATTAGCTCTAAATATAGATAAAATTAAAATTTTAGAACAAAAAGTAGTTCTAAAAGATAGTATTATTACTAATTTAAATTTTCAAATAGGTAATTTTAATACCATTCTGTCTACTAAATCAGACCAATTACTTATAGCTCAAGAATTATCAAAAAAATTAGAACAAGATCTACAAAAACAAAAGTTAAAAAATAAATTAACTATGGGAGCGGGTTTAGTAGGGATTGTTGCTGCTGTATTAATAGTAAAATAATATGTCTGAGTTAAAAAAAGTAATACGTCAAGAGTATTTAAGGTGTGCTAAAGACCCAGTACATTTTATGAAAAAATACTGTTATATCCAACACCCCCAAAGAGGACGTATTCAATTTAATCTATACCCATTTCAAGAAAAAGTATTAACATTAATGAGAGATAATCCTTATTCGATTATCTTAAAGTCAAGACAGTTAGGTATATCAACTTTATCTGCAGGTTATTCTTTATGGTTAATGATATTCCATAAAGATAAAAATATACTTTGTATTGCTACTAAACAAGAAACAGCTAAAAACATGGTTACAAAGGTAAAGTTTATGTATGAAAACTTACCTTCTTGGCTTAAGGTAGATGCAGACGAAAATAATAAATTAACCCTGAGATTAAAAAATGGATCCCAAATTAAAGCCACATCAGCAAGTTCAGATGCAGGTAGATCCGAAGCAGTATCTTTGCTATTAATTGATGAGGCAGCATTTATTGATAACATTGGGGAGATATGGGCCTCAGCTCAACAAACATTAGCAACTGGTGGGGGTTGTATAGCATTATCTACTCCTTATGGTACTGGTAATTGGTTTCATCAAACATGGGCAAGAGCAGAAGCAGCAGAAAATGAATTTTTACCTATTAAATTACCTTGGTATGTTCACCCAGAACGAGATCAATCATGGAGAGATAGACAAGATGAATTACTAGGTGATCCTAGAATGGCAGCTCAAGAATGTGACTGTGACTTTTCAACATCTGGTGACATTGTGTTTTATCCCGAATATATTGAATACTATGAAAAATCTTACATTAAAGATCCGTTAGAAAAACGAGGAGCGGATCAAAATTTATGGGTTTGGGAATCACCTGATTATACTAGAGATTATATTGTAGTAGCTGATGTATCTAGAGGAGATGGGAAAGACTACTCAGCATGTCATGTAATTGATGTATCAAATAATGTACAAGTAGCGGAATATAAAGGTCAAATTGGTACAAAAGAATATGGTCATTTATTAGTAGGTTTAGCCACTGAATATAATGAAGCAATGTTAGTAATTGAAAATGCTAATATTGGTTGGGCAACTATACAAGTTGCTATTGATAGACAATATCCTAACCTTTACTATTCACAAAGGAGTGATTCCCCAAATGCTAATTCGTATTTTGACAAATACCAAGACCATTCAAAAATGGTAGCTGGTTTTACTATGTCATCTAGAACTAGACCTATGGTAATAGGTAAATTTCAAGAATACATTGGTGATAAAGGAGTAACAATTCAATCTAAAAGGTTGATAGAGGAAATGAAAGTATTTATTTGGCGTAACGGAAGAGCAGAAGCACAATCGGGGTATAACGATGATTTAGTTATGTCTTTTGGTATTGCAATGTACATTAGAGATACAGCTTTAAAATTAAGACAACGAGGTTTAGAATCCACTCGCAACGCTCTAGATAATATGTCAGTAAATAGAACAACATATCAAGGTGGGTATTTTTCAAAGGGTACTGACAACCCTTACCATATAGATACCCAAAATGGCCAAGAAGATATTAGATGGCTTTTTTAAACAATATTTATAACAATAACTATATACAATGGCTGATAAAAGCATATTTTCAAGATTACAAAGATTATTCTCAACTGATGTAATAATCCGAAATGTAGGTGGAAACCAAATTAAAACTATAGACTCAGGTAATATTCAATCTAGCGGTGAATATGAAACTAATGCTTTAGTTGATAGATATAACAGAATTTATTCTACAGCTCCATCTTCTTTATATGGGGCACAATTTAATTTAAATTACCAATACTTACGTACTATGATTTATTCAGAGTACGATGTAATGGACCAAGATGCTATTATTGCTTCTGCTTTAGATATTTTAGCAGATGAATCTACATTAAAAAATGATATGGGAGAAGTACTTCAAATTAGAAGTGCTAACGAAGATATACAAAAAATATTATATAATTTATTTTATGACGTATTAAATATTGAATTTAATCTTTGGATGTGGATTAGACAAATGTGTAAGTATGGTGATTTCTTCTTGAAATTAGAAATAGCAGAAAAGTTTGGAGTTTATAATGTTATACCTTATAC